TCAGCCGACCGATACCACCCGGAACCCGGCGCGCGTGGCCTCCTCCCGGAGGGCCTGGAGGAGGAACGGGCGGCCGGCGCGCGCCGGCTGGCGCACGGAGCGCGCGTAGACCGTGCGGCCGTCCACGACGAACCGGAGGGCCTGGCCGTTGCGCGCCCGGATGGTCAGCGCGCGCCGGCCGTTGTGGACGGCGGCGGCGTAGTCCGCGTCGTACTCCACCACCCCCCGGTACATCGTGCCCAGGGAGCCCACCTTCATCGAGCCCGAGGCCCGGAGCCGGCCCGTGTCCACCGGACAGAGGATCTGGGAGCGGTTGAACGTCCGCCGGGTTACGCGCGTGACCAGGGTCTTGGCGCGGTCCATCCCCACGCCGTGGAGCGCGGCCATGTCCAGGTCCAGCCGGTATTGCGCCATGTGAACGAGGGTACCCGGTCACTCTTGACACATGGACGGTATGACTGTTAGGTTCAGGTCAGTTGCGGCGCCCCCGGGCTGGACATCGAGAGCCCCCGGGGGCGTCTGCCGTATCAGGACTCCGGGCCAGCGTCCGAGCAGTCACACGCAGGACCCATCACGGTGACCTGGAGAGTCCCCCCGACGCAACCACCCTCCACCGAGACGGGCTGCCAGATCCCCGGGAGCACGCGGCCGGAGCGGCCTTGCTTGGCCTCGATGAAACAGCAGATGGCGCGGCGCATGGCGGCGGCGTCGTCCATCACGGCCTGGACCGTGGCGTCCCACTGCTCCCCGCTCGGGATCGAGTGCTCATCTCCCACCGGAGCGCAACGGATCGCGCCCAGCTCCAGCACAACGGCCCAGGCCCGGGTTCCACCCTTCACGGGCACCTCGTCCTGGGCCGGGAACGTGCCGGAGCTGGGGAAGAACTGGGCCGGCCGGACCCACGCCAGGCCCTCGCAACACTCGTCCTGGGACGTTGACATTAAGTGGTCAACGATGGTCCCGGGCCGGAGCTGGACGTACTTCGGTGGCGCGGCCACCTTGCTGATCTCCTGGTCCAGGCACTCCAGGAGTTCCCGGGCCAACGGCATAACCACCGGGTCCGCCATCATCAGGAACCACCCGCCGGGATCACGGTAACCCGGTCGCACGCCTCGGGGAGGTCCAACGACAGGACCACCGGGGGACCCTGGCGCCGGCTCGGGTTCAGCGCGGCCACCACGTCGTCCACCTCCTTGATGCCGGTCCGGCCTTCCCCGGGAGCCGGCGGCGCCACCTCCACCTCCACACCTTGGCGGGAGAGTCGGGTCATCTTGGCGGGGAGCCGGCACGCGCCACCGGTCAGGCCCTTGGCGTACTCACACGCCAGGAGCGCGGCGGCCACCTTCAGCGCGTTGGGGAGGGGGCGGCCGATCAGGTACTCCACGACGAACGAGCCGGCGGCGTCCTCGGCGGCCTGGAAGTCCTGGCACGTCGGCCAGCACGTCCCGTCCAGCCGGACGAGGAGGTACGCGCCGTTGGCCACGTCCACCCGGTACGCGTCCGGGGGGACCGGCTCCCCGTCCACCAGAACCTCGGTCACCTCGGCCACCGGCCCCCGGAGGACCACGGCGCACTCCGGCCGGCAGCAACACGAGGAGCCACACCCGCAGTTGCGCCAGACCCCGTTGAACAGGTACGGCCCGCTCACCACCGGGTCCTGACCGGGCCAGACCGGGTATGCCCGGTAGCCGGGGTCCGTGTACTTCTCCTGGGCCGGCCGGACCGAGACCGGGCACGGCCCGTACTGGCGGCCGGTGGCGCCCCAGAGCCAGAGCGTGGCCAGATCGAGCGCGGTCTGTCGGACCGGTTCCGGGTAGTCGGCCCAGCCCGAGCACACGCCGAGCGCGGCTGGGTCCACGTCCCAGTCACACGGTGCCACGTGATCCCCTCCCCGAGCCGCTGATGGTTGCTTGCCACCAGGCTACGGGGAACGGAACGAGGCCGGCCAGAGGGAGGTCCCTCTGGCCGGCCCCGTGTCCCCTCACCCCGTCAGGACGAGAGCGACTGGCACCCGCACTCCGGCTCCGGCGGCGGGAGCTGGGTCCAGATCGGAAGGTGGTGGGTGTCGGTGGGGATCGGGGTGAACAGCGGGGAGGGGTCCCCGTTCATGTCCCGTACCACGTCGTAAGGGCCGAGGCCCCACGGCGTACCCTTCCGGGTCCGGCCGATCACCGTGAAGGTGATCAGCGCGTTGGCCACGGTGATGTTCTCCCCGATGGCACCCTCCACCACCCAGGGGAGGAGGTTGTACCCGTAGAACGGCAGGGGGTCACCCTCCGCCGGGCACTCGGTCTCCGCGTTGCCCATCCACAGCTCCAACGCGAAGTTGGCCGTGGCGTACTCGGACTCCGTGACCGGGAAGCCGATCACGTTCCCCTGGTCGTCCTCGTACGGGGAGAGACCGGTCAGGATGGTGAACAGCTCCGGGTCCACCTCCTGGAACTGAATCGACACGTCGTACCAGTTCAGGCTCGGACGGCCCCGCTGGTTGACGATCGCGCGGCCGGCCGCGTTGCGCTGAAGGAAGCGCTCCCCCTCCTCCACGTTGGGGGTGAGGACGGCCTGGACGAACCCGTCCGAGACCCCGAACGCGCACTCCCCGAACTCCGGGTTACCGCACTCGTCCAGCCGGGTCACGCGGAGGGTTTCCCCCTGAAGGGGCTTAGGACAGACCAAATTGGCCATTTAGGACACCCCTCCCAGGGGATCGAAGATGGCGCGCCCGTTGAAACAGTCGAACCCTACGGAAAAGGCCCGCTCCGCCACCATGACGCGCTCGTTCGTGGTGGGGCTGAAGGCGGAGTACACGTTCTCCTCCGCCGAGCGCCAGACCGTGGTCTGGCCCGTGACGTGGAGGTACGCGCCACCAGCCGGCGGTTCGTCCCCCGCGTCCCCGGTTCCGGGGTAGGCCCCGCCGAAGACCCAGACCGAGCCGTACGGGGTCCGCATCAACGGCCCGTCGTAGATGATCTGGTTCGCCTCGTGAGCGTGGGCGGCCACGGCCACGGGCGCGTGGATGTACGCCACCCCGCCGTAGTCGTTGACCCGGTACGCGTAGTCCTCCAGGGCCGCCACCACGTGAGCGATGTCCAGCTCATCGTGGACCGTGACGGTCTCGGCCCCCTCGGTCAGGTTCAGGATGCCGAGGGGGTTCCCCTCGAAGTCCTCCCCCGTCCACAGGGCCTCCTCCACGGCCCCCTGTTCACCGTTGGCCAGCCGGCGGCGCACCTTGGCCACCAGCTCCTCCTCGGTGTACCCGACCGCGTTACACGCCAGCGTGGCCAGGGCTACGAACACCCCGGTCTCCACCAGGTCGTTGTCCGGGTCCAGGGGCTTGACCGGCGCCGAGGTCTCCCCCTCGTAGCAGGTCACGCCGTACGGCCGGGCGAGTCCGCACGTCACCGGGACGTAGCGGACCCCACCCCCTTCCCCGTGCTCGGGGAGGTCCAGGGGACCCGAGGCGGCGGTGAACAGACCGTACCGGCGCCGGGGGCTCTCCGGGGCCGGTACCAGCCGGCCGGGAACGATCGCCATGGTCTACTCCTCCTCTCCGCGCTCGGGTCCCTTGACGGCGCTCACGGTCACGAGCCCGAGTCGCAGCACCCGACGATGCCGGCCGGGTCGATGCCGACCTGGTACAGCCGGGACTCCGGGCAGAGCTGAAGCACGTTGAACCCGTCCTCCGCGAACAGCGCGGTGTACTGGTTCTGGGTCAACAGCGCGTTGTCGTACACGGTGTCCAGGTTCACCACGTCCCGCACCGGCTTGACCCAGGTCCCCGCCGGGTAGACGAGGAACTGAACCTCGTCCGGGAAGGTGGTGATCGGGGAGGCGGCACCCGGGCCGCCCACCAGACCGGAGAAGGCGTCCTGCCAGTCGTACACGAACCGGGGGACGGCGTGCCGGGTGGTGAACGCGGCCAGGATCTCGGCGTCCGAGACGTTGATGGCCAGGACACCCCGGCGGCGCGCCAGCGCGGCGCGGATCGGCGCGATGGTCCACGCGGGGAGGACGACCTCCATCGTGGCGCCCCGGCCCATCCGGTTCCGGTACTTGATGTCCTCGATCGCCAGCTCCACGGCGGAGAGGAGCTGGGAGGCGGCGTCGTCCGAGCCCGGGACGGTCGGGATGGTGGTCGGCCCGCCCGAGGCGGCCACCATGCGCGCGATCACGGACTCGTTGATCTTGTGGGCCAGCGCGACCATGGTCCCCTGGCTGAACCGCTGGACGGCCTCGGGGTAGCCCCGGCGCTGGAGGAGCGAACCGGTCAGGCAGACGTACGCCACGTCCAGCCGGACCTCCGTGAAGTCGGGGCACGGGATCTCGGTGCAGACCTTCGTGGCGCCGTTCTCCACGTCGTACTCCGTGAGGATCACGTCCCCCTCGTCCCCGATGCCCTCGTAGATCGAGGCGAAGTCGGGGCCGCCGTTCTCCGGCACGAAGAACCCGCCCCGGGTGGCCTGGACCTCGGGAAGGTCCAGGATGCCCTCCACGGTCTCCAGCGCGCACAGGTCGTAGATCGTCTCGCTGGGGGCACACCAGCCCACGGCGGCGGTCAGCGACCGGCCGGCCTCCACGAGCCGGCGCGCGCTCTCCCGGAGGGAACCGCCGGGGAGCCGCTTCTCCGAGGCGGCGTGGTCCAGGACGGCCAGCGCGTTGGAGGTGTCGGTGATCCGGAGGTCTTCCGGGAACTCCCGGCGGAACGCCACGTTGCCGTGACGGGCCAGCCGGCGGCCGTCCAGGACGAACGTGTTCCGGCCGAGCCGGCGCGCGCGGGGGTTGCCCTTGGCCGAGCTGGAGTAGGTGGACAGACGGTTCTCGATCAGCGCGGCGGCGGCGCCGAAGTTGGCCAGCTCCCCACCCGGGCCGGGTGCGTCGCTGGCGGCCGTCATGACCGCGTACCGCTCCTGGGCGGCCGGCGGCGGGTCGTCCAGGGTGGACCGGGTGCCGGCGCTGGCCGTCACGGCGGCCGGGTCGGTGCCGGCCGGCGGCGCGGTGGCCGGCTCGGTGCTGGCCGGCGCGGCCGGGGTGGCCGGCGGAGTCGTGGTGGCCGGCGCGGCCGGGGGAGTGGCCGGAGCCAGACCGGCGGCCAGCTCCTCGCGCGCGGCGGCGGCCTGGCGCGCGGCGTCGGCGCGCCGGGTCTCCTCGGCCGTGACGCTGGAGAACAGGTCGCGGGTGGCGGTCAGCGCCTCGGGGCTGGCGGTCTCGTCGGCCACGACCTCGGCGGCGTGCGCCCGGACCTGGGTGGCGAACGCGGCGAACTCGTCGGCGCCGAGCGCCTGGAGGTCGGCCGGGACCTCGAACGGGAACTCGTATCCCATGGTGGCGAACCCTTCACTGAGAGGTGGAACGTCACGATCCCGGCCGGACCGAATCACGGGCACCGGTACGTCTGGCGCCGAGGATAGCACCGGAGGCGGCCATTTCGGATCTCGTGTCCCCCGTGTTGACACTTAACCGTCATGGCTGTAAAGTAGTTCTCACCGGGGCCACGGAGCACCGGGAGAACAACTCCACAGTGGAAGGATCACCGAAGATGCCGTACGTGAGCAACCACGAGCAGAGCGTGACCACCGAGATCGGGGAGTTCCTGATCCGTCAGCGCAACGTCGGGTACGCGGACAACGATGGCCGGTGGATCGTGAGCCAGCTTCCGGAGCTGTACTGGTCCGGAATCGGCACCCTCCGCCAGCGGCGTCCCGGGAAGTTCCTCGGGGTGTTCGACACCCGGGAGGAGGCGGACGCCGCGATCAACGCGGCCACCCTCCAGCCCATCGAGGACAAGGCCGTGGAGTCGATGGGTCGGGTGAGCTGCTGACCAGCGGGAAGGCCCCGGGGAACTCCCCCGGGGCCTTCCCCGTTTTCGGTGTTGACACTTAACCGCCATGACTGTAAAGTAGTCCTCAGCAACGGGGACGTTGACAACTCCACAGAGGAAGGATCACCGAAGATGACCATCACCACGTACGAGGTCCGCACCAGCTCCGAGGATCTGTTGGACCTGGTTCCGGTGGACGCTCCCGGCGGGGACCCGAGCCCGGCCCAGGCGGCGCTCATGCGGAAGCTGATGGATGAACTCCGGGACCTGGACTCCGAGGCGGCGGAAGCGGCGGAGGAGTACACGGCCCGGATGGCCGGCCGGTGGACCCCGGGGAGGGACGGCAACGCCTCCCGCTGGATCGATCGGCTCCTGGCCAAGGTGAAGGAACTCCGAACCGCGCGCCGGCCGGTGGGGATCGAGGACGGGATGTACGTCCTGGACGGCACGATCTACAAGGTCCAGCACGCGGTCCACGGGAGCGGCCGGCAGTACGCCAAGAAGCTGCTCCCGAACGAGCCGGGCGAGAAGGCCCAGTTCGTCTACGCGCCCGGGGTCGTCTCCCAGCTCCGCCCGGAGCACCGGATGACGATCGAGCAGGCCAAGGAGTGGGGAGCCCTCTACGGGACGTGCGTCCGGTGCGGCGCGCTCCTCACGGCGGAGGACTCGATCGAGCGCATGATGGGTCCGATCTGCGCCGGCAAGCTGTGAGCGACGGAAGGCCCCCGGGGGAACCCGGGGGCCTTCCGCGTGCTCGGGATCAGCTCCAGCCGTTGACCAGGCCGATGACCACCATGCCCACGAGGAACACAGTTCCGATCGGCCCCCACCAGGCCACCGGGTGTCCCGCATCCCACGCGGCCCGGAAGCGCCGGATCACGATCAGCTCCCGCTCGGCTTGATCACCTTGGCGCCCGGGTGGCGCGCGGCGAACGCGGTAGCGGCGGCCTCCGAGGTCTTCTCCACCTTCAGGCCCCCCGGCAACTGGACCACGAACTTCTTTCGGTTGGCGGCGGCCTTGCATCCACAACCCATGATCAACCCTCCTCCCCATCGATCGTAGAGCCCAGCGCGGCGGCCAGCGCGGCCCGCTCACGCGCGCGGTCCTGGTCCAGGAGCGCGGCCAGCTCGGCGGCGGCGTCCCGGCGCGCCAGCTCCAGCCGGACGGCGGCGCCCACGTCCACCTTCACCACGCGCGGCGCGGCGTCCGGGTCCGGCCCCAGCGCGGCCGTGAGCGCCACCTGGCGGCCGTTGACCACGTGCGTGGCCACCGGGAACCCGGGCTCCGAGTGGACGCGCGGCCCCGGGGAGAGCGCCAGAACCTCCACCAGCGACAGGCCCTCGGGGGTCTCCCGCCAGTCCCCGGAGACCTTGCGCCGGCCCAGCACGGCGCGCGCCGAGTCGTCCAGGTCCGGCGCGATCACGCCGGAGATCACGATCCCGAACTGGTCCTCGTACGCGCGCACGTGCGCGGCCGTGGTCTTCGTGTCGTACTGGGCCATCGTGGCCGAGGCGGTCAGGTTCAACCCCGGGTGCCGGCCCCCGACCGTGAGCCGGCCGGCCCAGACGGTCCCCCCGTCCTCGGTGTCCACCGGGAAGCGGTTGAACCAGGCGTAGCCGTTCGGGTCCCGGGGAGGGGTCACGCACATGTCCGCGTAGCCGAGGTGGCACGTCCCCCAGGTGGCGATGTGGCCGAACACGCGGCCGGTCTCCCAGTCGAACGTGATGGGGGTCGGGCCGGCCAGCGCCGGCATGTCGAACGCGGCGGCCGGCGGCCGGGGCGGCGCGGTCACGGACGCGATCAGCGCGGCCAGCCGCTCGGCGCGCTCGGCCTCGGTCGGCGCGGTCTCCCCCTCCGAGGCGGTCAGGGCCTCCTCCGAGATCAGCTCCAGCGGCCGGGAGGTCTCCGCGAACGCGGGGATGGAGACCAGCGTGGCGGCGCGGACCCGGCCCTCCGTGACGAGAAGTTCGATCTTCAGCTCCTCGCCGGCCAGCTCCGCCTCCTCCAGCATCTCCCAGGTGACCTCCTCCTCCGAGCCGGCCCGGACCGGGATGCCCTCGAAGGAGTCCAGGTCCACGCTCGGCCCGAGCGTCCCCGCGCTGATCAGGTGCATGGCCTCGGCCACGTCCTCGGCCAGACGAGGCATCTCCAGCCGGGACACGTCATCGAACAGTTCACCACGCGCCCAGATGGCCTCGGCGTCCTTGGCCAGGCCCATGGACTTGACGGCCTCCTGGGAGACCCACTCGTTCGCCAGGGCCTCCTCCACGGTGGCGATCTCGGCCTCCTGGATGGCCCCGACCACCACGGCGCCGTCGTGGCCACCCTCCCGAGCCCGAGCCCACTCCAGCGGGAACGGCGTCTCGGCCAGGGTGATCCCACCCTGGCGGAAGCGCCGGCCGTCCCCGGTCGGCGCGTTGATCGGCGCCAGCATGGTCCGGAACCTCGTCCCCATGACTACCTCCTCACGGTCAGGCTACCGGCCCCGCCGGAACTGACGGTTGGACAAATCGACGGTCTCCCCTGGTTCCACCAGGAGCATCGTGCAACGGCACTGGATCACCTCCTGGGGAGGCCCCGTGGGGTCCCCGGGGAAGGCGAGAGCGAACCCGCCCACGCTGAACGGGGAATCCAGCGGGACGCGCTGGCCATCGGCGGCGCGGTGGCTCGGGCGGGTGCGGCTGTCCGTAGTGGCCAGCCACAGCTTCTCCAGCTCCTCGCCGGTCTCCTCGGCGTAGGCCCGGAAGCTGTCCGACCGGCCCGCGTTCAGCGCGCCGATGGTCTCGGTCCGCGCGATGACCGTAGCCCGGTTGGGCCAGCGCTCGGACCGCGTGGTTGACAGAACCATGTCAACCCGGTCAGCGATCCCGGGGATGCCCTCCCCGAGGTTGACCCCCTGGGCCACCTGGCCGGCCACCAGGTCGTACACCTCGTCCGGCACCCGGACCAGCCGGTTGGTCACCTCGGCCAGGTACCGGGCCACGAACGGCCGCGCGTCCCAGCGGAAGCCGTCCCCGAGGAGCGCGGCGTACGCGTGGCCCATGGCGGCCAGGATCTCCCCCTGGACCACCTTGTCCACGGCCAGGCGCCACGCGGGCACGCGCGCCCAGATGGCATCGAGGTCCGGCGGCTGGGAGCCTCGGAGTACCCGGCGCGCCGTCTGGACCAGCCAGTCCGAGAGCGCGGCCCAGAACGCGCGGCGGACCGAGCGCTCCACCTGGGCGGCCTCCAGCCGCGCGTCCAACCGAGCGGGGAGCCAGGGGTCCTCCCCGCGTCCGTCCCAGGCCGGCCCGGTCACGCTGCCACCAGCCCTCGGCCCCGGTTGGCGATCGAGAGCGCGGCGTACAGGAGGTCATCGTGGTGCGGCACGCCGCGCGTCAACAGCTCGGTGACGTAGCCGGCCAGAAGCCGGTGGAGGTCCCCAGCGTCCACGCCGAGGTCGGCGGCCACGGCCCCCACGTGGTTCCACGCGCCGGCCAGAACCTTCTCCGCCTTGTCCGGCGTGATCGGGCCGACGCGCGCGTGGAGTTCGTGGCGCGGCACGCTGGCCCAGCGGCCCCGGCGCTCGGCCGGAGTGGTCAGCCGGCCCCCGGCCAGCTCCAGCGCGCGGAGCACCATCAGCTTGACGGCCGCGTTGAACACGTGCTCCGGGGAGGGTGGCGCGGCCACGCGGCTGGCGGTCAGCGCGCGGATGCGCTGGTCCAGCCGAGCGGCCAGCGACGCGTCCCCCGGCCCGCCCGAGGTCGGCGGCCCCTCCGCGTTCCCGCCGTTGGGCGGTCCCTCGATCTCCGAGGGATCGTCGTCCGGGTCCCCGTCCGTGTTCTGGTCCGCCGTGGGCGGAAGGCCCACGCGGGTGACCTGGGGCAGGCCGAGCGCGGCCTGGACGGCTGGGTCCAGGAGGAGGTCCGGCTGGGTCTGAACCACCTTCAGGAGGATCATCTGGGCGCGCTGGGCCACGGTCGGCATCTGGGAGGTGTCGAACGCGCCGGCCTTCACGGTCTCCTCGTCCGAGAGAAGGAACCGTTCGTGGAGCTGTAGGGCCTCCTCCAGCCGGTTGGGCCGGGCGGCCAGCGGCGCCGTGTCGAACGCGAACGCGTACCGCTCGGGGTTGGCCACCCCCATCTTCTCCAGCGCCGGCCGGAGGAAGCCCCGGGTGAGCGCGTCCGCGATCAGGCCGAGGTACGCCTTGATCCGCTTGATGCCCTCCTCCGAGATGGCCCAGGCCGTCCAGTGGTTGGCCGTGGACATCCCCACCAGGATCTCGTTCGGGATCTCGAATGCCGAGGCCACGCGCCCGATGGCCTTGTCCTTCATCGGGCTGATCTCGGACGACAGCTCAGACCAGAACGTGATCGGCCGGAGCTTGTCCACGTGCTCCAGGAGGTGGTCCGGGATCGTGCCCATGATGGGCACCATCGAGCGCGCGTCCCCCTGGTTCTTCATCGAGGCGGCGGCGGCCCGCTGGGCGTAGGCCATGAACCCGGCCAGGCCCGGGGGGTCGTCCTCCTGGCGGGGGAAGTCCACCCCCTCGGGGAGGAACCAGAACCCGGCGCCGGTCAGCCGGGAGTCCAGCTCCGCGAACTCCCGCTTAGTCAGTAGCTCGATCTCCCGCAACGGCACGATGGCGGCGCGCGTCGGGGAGTCGGCCTGGTCCACGTCGTTGGGGTGCGGACGCCAGCACCGGATCAGGATGTCCGTCCCGTCCTGGAGTTCGAGCCAGTCCCCGCCCCGGGTCTTGGGGCGGCGGACCTTCACCACGCCACCCTCCCGCTTGAACGCGGAGCCGGTGACCACGAACCAGGAGCCCTCGGCGGCCTCGGGGTTGGTGGCGGCACCCTCCCCGACGATCCAGCACTCCCCGCCCACGGCCAGGTCCACCCCGGCCAAGCGGAGGTTGTCGTCCCGCTGGGAGCCGGTCCCGAGCGGCACGGCGGCCAGCCGGGCAATGCGGTCCTCGGTGACCTCGCCGGTCTCCTCGCCGGTCTCGGCAACCTCGGTGACGTAGAGCCGGGCCTGGGCCACGGAGTCCCCGATCCAGTTCGCCAGGAACCGGTGCTCGGGGATGATGTCGTACAGGCGCCAGCCCTCGGTCTGCCAGTCCCGGTTGCCGAACTTCCAGGTCTTCCACGAGCTGGCCTGGTCCAGGGTGACCATTGCGGTGGCGCCGGCCAGCGACCGGGGGGAGTGGTCCACGGTCCCCTCCAGCGCGCGGACCTTTGGACGGCGGAGCGCCACGGGCTACCTCCCCAGGTTCGAGATCATGCCGGTGGCCTGGCTGAAGGCGAGCGCCAGCGCCGGGATCAGGAGGACCGGGTGGTCCCCCCAGAACCACACGAGGGGTGCGGCCACCAGGGACACCCACATGCCGGCGCACCAGGGGCAGGTGATCAGCGTCGCCAGGTAGGCGCCCAGGGTCTTGGGGCGGTCGTCCAGCCAGCCGATGATCGAGTCCCGGATGTCCTCGGTGATGGTGTCCAGGGTGATGAGTCCGGTCACGCGCGCAACGGCCAGCGCGTACACGAGAAGGATCACCAGCTCCGGCATGGCCCCCATGGTACGGGTCCAGGGGGCATTTCAGGCAGCCTGACCCACGGGCTCCGCGCGGCCTCGGGGCGGGGGGACCCGGGGGGACCTGGGGGACCTCCACTCCCCCACTTCCCCGTAACACGTGTCCTCGCGCGCGCGTGCGTGTGCGTGCGCGCACGCCGCGTGTGCGCGCGGACCGGACTAAGTTCGTTTCAGTGAATCGAGAGTAGGGGGGGTCCCCTCAGTCCCCCCAGTCCCCCCGGCCCTGGTCAGAGGCCATGTCCGCCTGGGAAGTAAGGACCAGCTATAGGCCCTCCACCCCTTACACAGACGACGGGACCCCCGCACCTCCGGCCAGCGCGGCCATCTGGTACGGGGGTCCACCTCGCACGGGGCGGCCTACACGGCCGCTCGGTCGGCCACCTCCTCGGGCTCCCCGGCCGGCGCCGAGTTCCAGTGCTGGCCCGGGAAGCACTGCGCGCACAGCTCCCGCTTCCGCGCGGAGCCGGCCGTCCCGAGCGGCCCGTGGCCGGAGAGGTCCCCCCGGGCTCCGCAGTGCGCGGCCCAGGTGGTGAACCGGGCGCCGTGCGGGTTGGTCCACCGTGCGAACCGGGCCACGGCGTGAACCGGGTATCCGGCGGTCTTCGTGCTGGTGCTCATGCGTGACTCCCTATCCGTCGTGGTC